TTGCTAAACAACAAGAGCAAATATCCACCGGGCAGGTTGGTGTTTCAGTTCCCCTTGAGCTTATCCGCAAATGGGAACAGCAGCATCAAGGCGAAACCCCATTCATGCAGCGCAAGTTTGAACCCGGAAGCGTTGGAGAAGCTTGCCAGAGGCTTATTGCCCTTAGAAAGGCAGGCAAGATAATCCCGGATGAACCACAAGGCAGGAGGCCATACGCTGAATGACCGCGATTGATTATTCGGATTTATGTCCCAAAGTTGAAAAGCTATGGCATGATGAATTATCGAATAGTCAGATTGCTGAAAAGCTAAAAGTTTCAATCTGGACGGTTAAAAGGGCATTAAACCGCCTGGGACTTCCAACCAGAAGGAAAAAGAAGCGGGAGCAACCTAACGTCAAGTTGCCCCCAGAAACAAGCTATAACAAGCCAGAATTGGTTTATTTCGATATTAAACTTCAGGTGATGGTGAAACGGTTTCCGGCGGGTGTTGCTGATGGGTATTATCATTTCCATCGTTTGCCTTGTCCGAAACCGGAACCTGAAAAGAGATAACCCTTCCATTCCGTCTATCACGGCGCTTTTGTTTGTTATAAAGCCTTGTGAGAGCCAGATTTAAAACACTAAGCCTTGAGTAGTTGAATGAGGCCATAAGATAGGCAATAGCTATTTTCATAGCAGGAGTTGGCACAATTTCAAATTTATGGGCTTTATTTGCTTCGGACTCATACAGGCTGTTAATCGCCTGAATTATTACCCGCCTGATAGGAAGGTTTAAGGCCGCTTTTAAAGTATTAAGTTTATCAGTTTCATCGCGTGGCAACATAAGGTTATAGCGCAAGCCGCCGTCTTTTAATCGCTCTCGATAATCCTTCTGGCGTTCAGCAAGGGTTTTTGGTTTTGGTTTTTCTTCAATCATTATTCCCCCCGCTGGCTGTAAATGACAACTGGCAGCAACACGCCCATGATGAAATAAAACATTGCCTTTAAAGCTTCTGGGTGTGTTATGAGATATTGCATACTATACCCCTTCACTTACAAGCCTGAACCGCTTGCCCTTATGTTGCACCTTAACCCCTGCAATAATGCCTTTGGAGTTATAAACCTGTTCACCTTCAAACTTGATTGCATCTGATAGCCAGAATCGCTTGGCAAGATTAAGTAGCCGTTCTTCTGTTGGTGCAGTTGCGATTATATTATGTTGCATGGTTTATTCTTTTCCTGTTGCCTTATTGATTACTGATTCAACGCCATTTAGCCAGCGTCTAAGCATATCCGGCGTTATGTGGCTAGGGTCATTCAATGCGCTTATAAGTTCGCTCTGCGTGCGCTCACATTCAGCAAGTAAATCAGGTGCAGCGGCTATCAGATTGCAGTTAGCTTGTCTTTTATCAGCATGGAAAAAGCTTTTAAACCCTTTCGGCGGCAAAATAAGATTACCTAGCTCGTCTTTCAGCTTCCCATTTTCATCAATGTGCCATGCCCCTTTTGTGTATTCACTCATTGTTGTTGCTCCTTGTTTGTTTGTGTTGTTGTTATGCGTGTAACTATATACCCTTATTACTATTATACAAGCATAAAGTTATATATGTAACAGAATAATGAAGTTATGTATAAATAACAGTGGTTTGTTATGGGGGTAACAAAATCTGTCAAGTGAAAAACACTGTTTGCAAACAAGAGAATGAGCCAAAAATAAAAATAATTTCCTCAGCAAGATAATTTCATATACCCTCAAAAAAGGGGGATAGGGGGTTAAGCCCTTCCACCATGAGATAAAGAACCTTCAAAAACGAGCTATGAGCGAGTTAATAAACAACCTTCCTCAACCAGATGATTATTATGCTAAATACGAACACCTGTTCGATGAGCTTTTCAGCCGTATAGCTCAAGGGGAATCAATCCGAAAAATCTGCTCAGATGACCATATGATTAGTCGGGCTACGTTTTTGAGGTTGTTAGAGCAATCTCCTCTCTTTGAAGCCAGGTGTTCCCGGGCATGGAAGATGCAAGCAGAGTCTATGGATGACCGGATATTGCATATTGCAGATAAGACTGAAAGTGGTGAATTACCACCTGATGCAGCAAGAGTGGTGTTAAGTGCTTTACAGTGGAGAGCATCAAAGCTGAACCCAAAGAAGTATGGTGATAACAGTATTAAACAGGGTGATACTAATATCACTCAAGTAAATATACAGGCAAACAGCAAGCAGCTGGTGAACAGTATGTTGGAAAGGTTATACAAGCCTGAACCAGAAGCACATGGGGTTTTGATAGATGCTAACCCGGTTATACAAGAGATGTCGCTCAGTAAGTCTGATAACCAGCTTGATAAGGATTCCTTTTTAGACACCCCCACCGGGTATGGGACAACCGGGGAGGGGGTTAAGTGATGTGTATGGGTACCCACACCACATACGGTCTAGCAATAGATACAAAACACACTTCACACGGTCTAATTCTTGCCACACATTTCATCTGATATGCAGTTAGACAGGCGAGTACTGGATTATGACTATGATGATTACATGGCTTACTGTGCGAGGCGTGATGCTTTATTGGAGTCTAATGTAGGGAATGAGGAGATATTCCGGGAGATGTTACGTCATCATTGTTTGACGGACAGGTTTTTTCTGATGGAGCGTTTTCTGAGGGCTACATTGTGGTTACGGGTAGCGAGTGAGAAGAAGCGTAGATATTTGTATGAGTTTATCCGGAAGGTTGAGAAGGATGAATTTGGTTATGTGGACTTGGCGGCGAGGTATCATGTTAAGTCTTTGGGATTGACATATGCGGGGAGGATACAGTGGATGTTAAGGGACCCTGAGAGGACTACGGGGATATTTAGTTTTAAGCAGAGTTTGGCAAAGAGTTTTCTGAAGCAGATAAAGACTGAGCTTGAGATTAACGTGGAGTTGAAGGCTTTATTTGATGATATTCTGTATATGAATCCTGAGAAGGAGAGTCCGAAGTGGAATGAGAATGAGGGTATAGTAATAAAGCGGAAGGGGAATCCGAAGGAGTTGACGTTAGAGGCGGTGGGGTTGGTTGATAGTCAGAAGACGGGTATGCACTATAACGAGTTATGGTTTGATGATGCGATTGAGAAGACCTGTGCGGGGAGTCAGGTTTTCATGGAGAAGGCGGAGGATGCGATAAGGCTGGCGATAGGTGGTTTGGGTACGCATGATAAGGTTTATGGGGCTGTTGGTACGAGGTGGAAGTTATTTGATGCTTATGAGAATCTGGAGAAGTCCGGGGTATTTAAGTTAAGAAGGACGGATGCTACGGATGATAATACGCGAAGTGGTAATCCGTTATTTCTGACGCCGGAGGAGTGGGAGCAGTCACAGAAGGAATTTACGAGTTATCAATTTAGTTGCCAGATGCTCAATGACCCACAGGCTGATAGTGCCAAGAGTTTTCAGATGTCGTGGTTGAAGTTTTACAAGGAGCTTGGCAACTGGAGGGCGATGAACCGGTATATCGTGGTTGACCCTGCGACCAGTAAGAAGAAGAACTCAGATTATACCGCCATGCTGGTTATGGGCTTAGCGAGGGATGGGAATTATTATGTGCTGGATATGGTGCATGACAGGTTATCCATGCACGAGAGGGTGGATAAGCTTTTTGGGCTGGTTCATAAGTGGGACATCAAGGGTAATGGTAAGGTAGGGTATGAGAAATATGGCATGATGGCTGATATTGAGGCTATCAAGGCGAGGCAGGCTCAGAGCATGGATTACTGGGAAGTGATTGAGCTTGGTGGCAAGACTGCGAAGGAGGATAGGATTGAGAAGCTAATGCCTATCTATGAAAAGCAGCGGATGTATATGCCTCAGAGTTTTCTTTACAGGAACTGGGAAGGGCAATCTGTAGATGTAATCCAGTATTTTATTGATTGGGAGTATGTGCCATTCCCGAATGGTGCGCATGATGACATCATGGATGCGATGGCTCGCATCGTGGATGAGAAACTTGGTGCGGTATTTCCTGATGGCACGAAGTTTCAGAAGAAAGAACGTAAATGGTATGAAGTTAATGAAGATGAATATAACAATGGAGGAGCCACATGGCTAAGCGCATAAAGAGTTTAAATGCTAACAGATGGTATAACGGAGGTGCTTTCAAGTATCTTTTTACAGCAGAGGAGGGGGATAATTTCCTGATACGGGGGGATGATGGACTTGAGCTTGTATTTAAAAATTTTGATGCCCGTGAACAGGCTATGAAAGAGTTAATCGAAGATGCGGGCGGTGTTTATGAAACCCCTGTTCCTGATGCTCCTGTTGTGGTGGAAGAAGTCAAGCCCGTGGAAACCAAAAGACCAGCAAGAAAATATGGTATAATATACCCGGAGGATTCTAAGGTTGAAGAGCCACTTGAGAAAGAGGTAGAGCCAACCGTTATTATCCCGGATGATATGGAAACCGTGGAAACTCTGACGCAGACTAAAAAGAAGGCGGGTAAAAAGTAAGCATTGGCAAAGATAACTTTACAGAAAGCTATAGAGAACCTTGATGCCGCTGACAATCACGGGCAGTCCGACTGGCGTGATGAGGCATATGAGTGCTTCAGGCTTTATAATGGTTATCAGTATCCCGATGCCGATTTGGCTAAAATGGCTAAGGAAGCGCGGCCTTCTGTAGCTCTCAACCATGTAGGTACAGTTGTTGATGCAATGGTTGGCCTTGAGCTTGCTAACCGTAAGGAAATCAAGTTCTATCCCCGTACTGTTATGCCTGAGGCGGGGATTGAAGCCGACCTCATGAGTTCCATAGCCACATGGATAAGACAGGATTCCGGGCAGGAAGTGGCTGAAGTTGATTCTGAAAAGGATATGTTCATCTGTGGTGTTGGTTGCACCGATACTTCCATGACATACGATGATTCTGAGCTTGGTGACTTGTCTGAGGAAAGAATAAATCCGCTTAATACCCGGTGGGATTGGTCTGCAAGAAAGCGTAATCTCACAGATGCCAGATGGGTTGCGCGTTATAAGCGCATGGACATTGAGGATATTGAGGCAACATGGCCTGATGCTGATTTAGGTAGTTTATCCAGCGAGGACAGTGATTCAGAAGCTAAAATGGTTGGTGTTACCCCCGCCACCTATAACAGGTTCAAAGGACAGACCGAGGAAGATGATAGGCCAAAGGTATGGCAATACCAGTATTATTCACTGGAACCTTACTGGAAAGTTGATAATCCCTTCCTGAAAGTTGACCAGCAGTTCTTCCAGTTCATTCAACCTGACCTTGTTAAGGTATTTGGCGACCAGATAAGCTCCAAGCAGCTTAATCTGACGGAAGATGGCTATTCCAAGCTTAAGAAGATGGCTAAAGAGCTTGGTATAACTGATTATACCGCTATCAGGATGAATAAAAAGGTATTTTACCGCCTGATATTTGTTGGTAGCGTTGTTCTTCACCATGATGAAAACCCGATTCAGGGGCATTTCACCCAGAAATTTATCACTGGCAAGCGGGATGAAACAGATGGTTGCTGGTATGGTATAGTGCGCCCTATGAAAGACCCGCAGTTGTGGGCTAATAAGTTCCTCTCTACCCTGCTTTACATTTATATGCACAATTCCAAGGGCGGCGTGTTCGTTGAAAGCGATGCCGTACCTAACCATGAGGATTTCAGGCGGGATTATGCTAAACCCGGAACCGCTTTAATTGTAAATCCCGGCGCAAATTCCAATGGGAAGATAAAAGAACGCTCCCCGGCACCCCTTGATAGTGCCGCCGCCAGTATTATGCAGATGGCGGTTGATGCAATTCCCCGTGTGACAGGTATAAGCCCCGCAGTTTTTGCGGTAGCAACACAGAATCGCTCAAATGCCCTTGAGGAAACCAGAATCAAGCAGACCGCAACTTTATTGCTCGATTATTTTGAGTCCATGACCCAATATCGCAAGGATAAGGGTAAAATGTACATTCAGTTTACCAAGACTTATCTTTGTCAGGAAGAAAGACTTATCAGGATTTCAGGAAATGACAATTCCTCGCAGTTTATTCAGCTTATGTCTGATAAACTCGCAGATGAATATGATGTTATTGCCGAAGAAGGAGCAGTGACCATCAATCAGAAGGCTGAAACATGGCAGATTTTAACCCAGTTGTTCCAAGGTCAGGGTATTCCGATTTCTCTTTGGAAATATGCACCAATTCCAACCAATATTGCCAATGAAATAATGACCGAGCTTCAGAATCAGCAGCAAGCTCAGGCCGAGCAACAGCAGATGATGACACAGGCGCAGGCAGAGCATCTCCATGCCAAGGCTCAAAAGGATATGGCGCTTGCCCAGAACGCATCTGCAAGAAGCAATCAGGTAAATGTTGAAACAGCAAAGAGTATCGTCCATCCGCATATAGTTAATGGTAAAGATACACGCCCAAATATGATAGCTATGATGGATGAAAGCTCGCCACAGCAGCCGGATGCAGGGCAGGGTGAACAACCGCCACAGGGGCAGGAGCAGCCACAGCAGGAGCCATCGCTCGCAAATGTACTGACTGATAATAACCGTATGCTGGCTGCGGTATTGCTAACCGGCATCAGGGAGCAGAGCAAGCACCTTGCAGATGCAATTAACAGACCTAAACAGGTTGTAAGAGATCAAAGAGGAAAGGTTGTAGGAGTACAATAATGGATTTAAATGAAAACTTTGTAGCCCCGAAATTCAGGTATGATTTTACCTGCATCGGCCCGAAAGAAGAAAGCCGTGAAGAATATCTGAAATTAATGGCAGAAGGTAATGTCACTGAAGCTGAGAAACTTCTGGAAGTAAAATGGCAGGATACCGCTTATAATACCGTTACCAACACCGGCCGTAATGATATTCTCGATAAATACTTTGCTGGCTCCGCTTATACCGCTGCATGGTATCTTGGCCTTAAAGGCACAGGTTCAGCAGCCGCATCAGATACACTGGCGAGCCATGCTGGATGGTCTGAAGTAACCCCTTATTCTGGTAACAGGCCAGCTATTTCATGGAGTGCAGCCAGTTCACAATCAAAAACCGCAAGCGCAGCCGTTTCATACAGCATTAACGCAACTGCTACAGTAGCAGGTGCATTTATATGTACGGTAAATTCTGGAACGTCCGGAACGCTTTATAGTGCAGGTGATTTTGCGGCCAGCAGGTCTGTTGCAAGTGGTGATACCTTAAACGTAACTCCAACCGTGTCGGCATAATGAAATATCAATGGTGGCAATTATTACCAGTTATGTATTCAGGAGCAATATTCAATACCCATGAAAGCCCCTCTCCAGAGGATTTGCGGGATATAGAATCGCGTGGCAATCCATTAATCACAATGGATAACGGGACGGTAATTGAATGGCTCTCTGGTAATGCACCAGCCAAAGATGATATACTGAGCAGGCAGGCTGACGCCGAAGCGATACTTGACCAGCAAGCTTTAAATGTAGTGGACGGGTAATGTTGTGGCACGGCAGGCATATTATGCGGAAAGCACCGGTGAATCCACCACCACAAGCTCGACCTATCAGGATAAAGCTACTCTAACTTTTACTCCTGATGCCAATAAGGATTATATCCTGTTCTGGTCTTGCGATTGCTTTGAAGTAAGTACCACAGTAAGTGTATTTACACGACTTTATAATTCTACAGATGCGGTGGTTTTATCTGAGCAGAATCAGGAAAACAGAACCACAACTGGAACGCCCTACAGAACCTCGCACGGTATAGCGAAATATAGCGCAGGAGCAAGCCCAGTAAGTACGACCTTTAAAATTCAGTATCATGATTCTGATGGCATTGCGACTGCAAAAATACGCAACGCAAGAATACTGGCGATTCGCGTTGAATCAGATGACGCTTACACAGAATCACTGGCAGACCAGACGTTTACATCCAATACTTATGTTGATGGAAATGCGGTTTTAACGTTCACGCCCGCAAGTACAGGGGATTATCTCGTATTCGCCAGTTGTGATTTCAATCACGGTTCAACATTTGATGAAATGTATATCAAGTTGTTAGACCCGTCATCTGCATCAATATTTGAAATGCAGAGAATTAACAGGGATGCTGCAAACTATAACCCTTATACGGTTATGGTTAAGCAGAACCTTACCAATAGCTCAAAGACCTATAAATTGCAGATACACAGAACCTCTGCCAACACCATAACCATTAAGAACCAGCGCATATTTGCAATGCGGCTGGATAATGGATTTGCCAATACCTATTATTCAGAAGATAGAACAAGGGCTACCAGCTCAAGCACCAGTTATACTGATGACGTGGTATTGACCCAAACCACAAATGCAGCAGATCACCTGATATTTGGTAATTGCGGCACAGATGGAACCAGTAACTCTATCAGTAATCAGGAGCAGTTTCTTGAAGATGGCAGCGTATTGAGCGGCCCGTTTGAAGCCAGGGTGGATGTTTCCGCTACTTATTCAGATTATTATCCACACTTTATAGCTTATAAAAAGACGCTGACCGCAGCAAGCCACACATGGAAACACCAGTGGGCTACAGCATCAACTGGAACATCCGGTATAAATGACGATGCTATTGCTGTTCTGGAAATATCCAGCGGCGGTACGACCTATAACGACACAATAACCGAATCAATAACCGTTACGGATTCAGAAGCCGCAGCAGCGACTATGGCTCCAGCTTTAAGCGAGGCAATTACTACCAGTGATTCCAATGCGGCTGTTGCAACATTCGTAACCACAACAAGTGATTCAATAACTGTTACAGATAGTGTAACAGGCGGATTATTACTTTCCGGCTCTGTAACAGAAATTATAACCGTTACTGATTCCCTTACAGGTGCAGCAACATTTAATGCTGCTGTTAATGATACAATTTTAGTTGCAGATACCCCCGATGCAACAGCAAATTTCGTAGCTTCCAATTCAGAATCAATAGCGCCTAGTGATTCCTATATCAGCGCCGATACGGTTGTTGCAGATAACCTGAATTTCAGCGGATGGGCACACCCAAGGAAGAAAAAGAAGGCAAGTCCTGATAATAAGCCAGAACCTGAAAAGACAGTTAAACCCAAAGAGGCGGATGATAGCTCAAAAACTCTCCAGATAATTGAGAGCGTTCCTGAAATAATAGACTGGAATAAACTTATAATATCACCAAGAGAAGTCAGTAATGACCTTTACCATAAGTCATTAAGCCAGATGCACGGCCTATTGACTGAATACAAGGATTTTCTTCAGGATGAAGATGAGTCCGTAGAGATACTTTTATTAACAATTTACTAACCAACATAAGGATATTTATGTCAGAGATACTTTTTAATGATCAACCCGAAGAAGAAAACAAGCCGTTATTGGAAAATCCCATTGACGCTGCTCTTAGCAAAGAACCAACAAAAGAAATAAAGACCCGCAAGGAAAAAAAGGCTAAAATTGATGCGTCTGCTGAAGCAGAAGTTGCAACTATTACCAAGGAGAATAACGATGGGAACCAAAGTACCAGTGGTGAAAATGCCAGATCCGAAGAAAACAGGCAAGTAACTAAAGACAAGCCGGAAGGAACCACTCCTCAACAGGAAGCAATGGTTCCTTCATGGCGACTTCGCGAAATGCGTGAAGAATATGAACGCAAACTCGCTGATTTAGAGAAAAAACTAACCCCACAGCCACAGGTTCAACAGCCACAGGTTCCAAACAAGGAAACTGAATACGATTTATGGCTTGAACATGAAATCAATGACGTAAAGTCCGCTCAAGCTGAAATCCGTAACCGTCAGGCACTTGATGAACTGGACAGGTCATTCACAACCTCTGTAACCCTTCATAAAGCTAAAAATCCTGATTTTGATAATGCCATAAATAACATGGCAGAAATCTATGCCCGTCAACTTGCTGAAGATGGACTTAGTTTTAAACAGATTCAGGATGCCGTTATTTTTAATATGCGTAATCTCACGGTTGAGGCGCTCAAAAAAGGTTTAGACCCTGCCGAGTATATTTACAGGAAAGCAAGTCACTTGCCACGTCTTGATGTTTATAAACCACAAGGACAGGTAACGCAGCAGGTTAAGAAAGAACCTGATTTGCAGAAGATGGCAGAATCCAGAAGGATAAATGCAAGTCTTGGTGGTGATGCTGGTGAATCCAGAAATGAAATCCCGAAACTTGATGGCGACCCTGTATCAATAGCTCTTTCCAAAGAGAAAACCGCTGAGTTCAAAAAGCAGAGGGATAAAATCCTCAAACACGCTTAGACCTGCAAGTAAATAACGGGTAATATAACCTTCCTTTCAGCTTACCCCGTAGCTTAACCGCCGCGGGGTTTTTTATTACCCATTGTCAGCAAGTTAATTTCCTCCACCATTATAGCCACGTTGCGCGATACGAAAACCGCGCCCCTTCGCAGGGTCAGGGAGCGACATCCCCATAAAAATTTTGCGTGTGCCGAAACGACAAGAGGCAACGGTTCGCTGGTTCATCCGGCTTAAGCAACATTTTATTTTATTAAGAGGCATTATGGCTATTAGAGCGCCTGCTACCTCGGCTGCAACCGTAGCAAAACAATGGGTTTTGTCCTCGGACTTGTTTGTCGAATCAATGCGGGAAACCTATCTCTGGCGATTTGCAGGGAAGGATGGGAACTCACTTGTGAGGATTCTCGATAATTTAAGAAAAGAAAAAGGCGATGTGATTAACTATCAGCTTCGTTCAAAAATTGCTGGTGATGGCTTCTCAGAAGGTCAGGCAGCAGTAACAAACGAACAGGCTCTTACTTATTACAACGATTCTGTAACAATCAACGAACTGCGTCAGGCAATCCGCGTTCCCGGTGAAGATACCATCTACACCCAGCGCGAATATCTCGACCAGTATGGTGATGTAAAACCTGAACTGGTACGCTGGTTTGCTGAAAGGCTCGACACATGGTTCTTCAACCATCTCGGCGCACAGACAGTAGAAACCCGTGGCCTGTATAATGGTTTTAACACACCAACAGCGGTTGATTCAAACCACAAGCTTGTAATCTCAGGTACAGATGAATCTGCCCTTACATCATCCAACCCAATGACCCTTGCGTTCATTGATAAAATGTTAACAAAGGCAGCAACCATAACCAACCCTATCCGTCCTATCAGGATTGATGGCGAGGAGTTTTATGTGTTGTTCATCCATGATCAGCAGGCTTATGACCTCAGAACCGCATCAAGCGGTAATACATGGTGGGGCATCCAACAGAACCTGATTCAAGGCGGTTACGCTGAGAAATCAGGTATCTTCACAGGTGCTATCGGTATGTACAACAACTGCATCATCCATAAAACAAACCGCGTGCCTTATGGCATTCAGTCAAGCGCAGCAACAACTGCTTCATACCGCTCAATCCTGTGCGGTGCGGGTGCAGTAACCCTTGCCTTTGGTAAGGCTGTTTCTGGCTCTATGGGTGAAAATGCTGTTCCTATGAAAGTAGCCGAAGAAACCTTCGACTACGGCGAGGAACGTGGCGTTTGCGGCAAGCTTGTTGGTGGTCTGAAAGCCGCTGTTTTCAACTCAACGTATTACGGTTCGCTGATTGGCGTGACCGGATACACCAGCTTCTAATTGATGGAGGGAAACAATGGCTACCGCGTATTCCAATAAACTTGGCACTTCTGGCACAGGGCAACCAGCTAGATGGTGTTCAGGGGAAACCCTTACCGTTACTGGTCAGTATGAACTCACATCAAGTGGTCTTACCAACTCAACAACATCAACAACTGCTACACATCTTATTCAGATGGTTCCAATTCCAGCAGGTGCGGTGATTTCAAGTTGGCATCTGTCCACTACTGATGTGGATACTCATACTACCGCAACAGTAACCTATAATATCGGTGATGGCAGCGATACCACCCGCTTTGCTTCCGGTCTTACAACCGGACAGAGTGGTGGCAATGCGTCTGTAACCAATGGTGTTACGATAACCAGCTCAAGCGGAACAATCACTAAAGGTCTTGGCTATAAATATACAGCCGATGACACTATTGATTTGCAGATTGCTGCAGGCCCCGCAACTACGGCAACAAGCGGAACAATTGTTCTGACTGTTACCTACTATTGCGGCGACATCATCTAAGGATGAAGGGGGAGGGGAAACCCTCCCTCTAACCACATATGACGCAAACACTTGGAAATATGCTAACCCGTATAGGGTCTGAAATTAATCGCACAGATATTGATAGCAATATTTATGATGCGGTGATTTCCGCTATTGCATTTTATGAGCCATACCAGTTCTATTTTAATCAGGCGACAACCACAGTAACCACAACCTCAGATCAAAGATATACCGCTATCTCAGGCATCACTGATTTTGTTTATCCGTTATCACTCAGAGTGACTGATTCAGCAAGTCAATACAGGCTTCTTGAACCAATGACTTTCAGTGAAATGGAAGGCCGCTATCTGACAGATTCCTCAACTGGAAATATCTATTATTATTCAGTTTTTGCAGAGCGTTTTTACTGGTGGTTGATACCTAATGCGGCGTTCACAGT